TGGCAAACTAATAATGCTAACCTTCATTTGGATATAGATAATTTATTAGACTCATTAATTGAAATAGATCATCAAGCATCTCATATTTTTAGAGAATTATTTGAATCTCAATTTATTGAATGCTTAAATTTATTTGGTCAAAGACTATTAGATATTAGAAAAATCATTAAGAAAATCAATAAGAAAATCAAGGAAACTAAGAATGTCTTATAAAAGTAAGTCAGTAGCTATATACGACAACGGGTTGTTTGTAGAACTTGCAGCTACTCTAGTAAAAGATTTTGGAAATGTATTTTACTACTCTCCATGGAAAAGTGGGTTTCCAAAATCTAATGGTAAGCTAGTAGGAACTGGTCTTCCTGGTGTGACAAGAATAGATGACTTTTGGGCAATTAAGAATGAAGTTGACTTGTTTGTATTTCCAGATATCTATGATGCAGATGTCCAACTTGAACTTGAAGGACAAGGAAAAAGGGTATTTGGTTCTAGAGCTGGAGATATTCTTGAATTACAAAGAGATAAAACTAAACACTATATTCGTGCCTTAGGATTGCCAGTTGGTAAATGGACTAAAGTTAAAGGCCTTCAAGCCCTTAGAACTTATCTTAAATCTAATCCTAATCAATGGGTAAAGATTAATACAACCCGTGGAGATATGGAGACTTTCTTTGCTAAAAACTATAAATTAATTGAGCCTAAACTTGACGAGCTTGAACATACTCTTGGTGCTAAGAAGTTGGTTATGGACTTTATTGTTGAGGAGGATTTGGCTAATACTTGTGACCTCTCATATGATGGTTATACTATAGATGGACAGTTTCCATCTAAAGCTATGCTTGGAGTTGAGATTAAAGACAAGGGATATATTGGAGTATTTAAGAACTACGAGAATTTTCCTAAGGTAATCAAGGAATTCAATACAGCTATTTCACCATTCTTAAAAGAGAAAAGGTATAGAAATTTCTTTTCTCCAGAAATGCGAATTGCTAAGGATGGAAAAGGCTATATGAATGATCCTTGTTGTAGATTCGGATCTCCACCTAGTGAAGTAGGCCTAGTAATATACAAGAACTTGGCTGACATCCTATGGAATGGCGCAGAGGGAATTTGCATAGATCCAATTCCTACTGGAGAATTTGCAGTTGAATTACTCATTCATTCAAGTTGGGCAGACAAAAACTGGCAAGCACTTTCATTCCCACCTGAATTTAGAGATAATATTAAGTTGCGAAATCTTGCAATTATAGAAGGAAAGTACTATGTTGTTCCTCAATCAGTTGGACTACCTGAAATAGGTGCTGTAGTTGCAACTGGAAAATCCTTTAAGGAAGCAGCTAATAAATGTGTAGAATGTTCAAAGAAGATTGAAGGTTACTATATTGAAATCTATACTGATGCCTTGGATAAAGTGCAGGAAGAAGTAGCTAATCTTGAGAGTTGTGGAATTTCTCTATGAAACACTTCAGTTGTAATATTAAGACTATTGATCATAGACAGCATAGATATAGTACTCTAGGTGATTGGACTTTTACTAAAAGTGGGAAGTTTAGAATTCGAGTAAGCAAACTTCCTGATTGGAGATATGAATTCCTTTGTGGAATTCATGAGTTGATTGAATCTGCTTTATGTTTCAATAAAGGAATATCTCCTAAAGTTGTAGATAAGTTTGATATGAGTAATTTAGACTTACCTGAACCTGGTGAAAATCCTAGGGCACCTTACTACTTTGAACATAGATTAGCTGAAGGAATAGAGAAACTTGTAGCTCATCATTTAAAAGTTGATTGGGAGAAATATACTAAAGCAGTTGATAAGTTGTTTAAAAAAGGAGCCTAAATGCTAAGTGAAACGATCCAAGTAAGATGTTCTAGAGTTGATATTGATCAACTACTAACTTCCACTTTATGGAAAGATATAGTTGATGAACTTGAAGCATGGAAGCTTGGATTTAATAATGAGTTATTATCCTTGGTGAATGACATAGCAAAGAATAATCCTTCAACTGCAAGTGTTTTAACTCATCTTGGTGAAATTAACGGTTGTATTAAATCAGTAGATTACTTACTCGCTCTACCTGAAATGTTTAAGGATATTTTAGAAGATCGAGAAAAAGATCGTTTTGAATCAAAACAAACTGGAGGTAAAAAATGAGTACTAACCCAGCACAGATACAAATAGATTCAATGATTAAATCTTTAGGTGGTCCTGTAAAGAAATCTGAGGAATCCCCTAAAGAACCAGTAGTTGAAGTAACCCCTGAGGTAGAGAAAGAAGAAGTAGTTGAGCCTGAAGTAACTCCTGAACCTGAAGTTGAACCAGAACTTGAACCTGAGCCTGAGAAAGTTGAAGTAGTAGATCCTAAAGATCAAGAGATCATTAATCTCAAAGCCCAGCTTGAGGAACTTAAATCTCCTAAGCCTGTTGAGAAAGTTGAAGATAAACCAGTTATTCAACCTGAACCTGACAAACCTGTTGACTTTCTCAATGGAATGGACTTTGATGATGTAACTCGTGACCCTGAAGCTTTGAATAAGTTTGCCAATCAAATCTATACTAAAGGTTTGGCTGGCGCAGCTGATCGTGTCCTAGCTCAAGTGCCTGCTCTTGTTCAACAACAAGTTGCTATCCAACGTCAGATGGAGAAAACAAGAGAGGAGTTCTTCACTGATAATCCTGACTTGGATAAATTTCCTAAAGTTGTTGCAACTGTATTTGGTGAAATTCAAGGTAAAAATAAAGATAAGCCATTTGACGAGATTTTAAAAATGACTGCTTCTGAAGTACGAACACGTCTTGGTTTAAAAGTAGATGAAGTTAAACCTGATGATAAAAAACACAAAGCTCCTAAACTTCCTAGTGGAGGCGGGAAAGGTGGGAGATCAACTGGAGAGCCAGTCAAGGAGAATTCCTTGACTTCAGAAATTGCTGAAATGAACAAAGTAATCAGATAATTCACTAGGAGGGATAAATGCTTGAAAGATTTCCAAATGATTCACTAGTTAGTCCCAATCAGTTTGAAAATCCTTATGGGGCTAGCTATAAAATGCTTGTACAAGATCAAGTTATGAGGCCTAATGCTTATTCAGCCTCTATGACTCTTACTTTACCTATAGTTGCAGAATCCAAAGGTAAATGGTATTCTATTATATTAACTAACACTACAGGTGGACATACTTGTACTGTTATCGATCAGGGCGATTCAGAAGATTGGCATGGAGCTATAGTACTTAATGCTGCTCATGATCGTCTATTGTTATTCAGTGATGGTCGTACTTGGATACCGTTCTTCTCAGCGACTAATTCACCTAGCTAATTTTAGCTTAACCTTTAACCTTTTCATATTGGAGAATTAATAGTATGGGCGGATTTCTTGGAATGCGCGGTACTGGGGATTGGGTTACTAATGAACGACCCCAGAATTGGCGTGAACAGATTCTTTATCTTTATCCTAATGGCTCGGCTCCACTGACGGCCATCTTATCCATGATGTCATCTGAGATGACAAATGACCCTACATTCAACTGGTGGACTCAGAGTCAAACATCTGTACAATGTGCAGTTAGTGGAGTCTTCACTACACCAGATTGTAGTGTCCCTTATGTATCCAGTGGAGTTGCTGGAAATGTTCTTTATCTTTTGATAACTGATCTTGACTCAGCAAATCGCATTAGAGTTGGGCATCAGATCCTACTTCGTGATTCTACTGATTGGCGTGTAGATGTTAATGGAAAGGTTATCTCCAATAACATTGGTAGTGTATCTGCTATCATTGGAGTTAAGTTATTAGAAGATGATAACAACTCTCCTACCCATGATCTTTCAGACTGTGATACACTGAAAATCATCGGTAACATAAACGCTGAAGGTGCGGAGATGCCGGATTCAGTTGCATTGAATCCTACTCAGGTATATAACAAAACACAGATCTTCCGCACTCCTCTTTCCATTACTCGTACTGCTCGTAAGACGAAACTTCGTACTGGAGATCAGTACCAAAGAGCAAAGTCTGAAGCCTTGGAAATGCATAGTTGGGAAATGGAACTTGCATTTCTCTTTGGAATCATGACTGAGAACATAGGAACAAATGGTAAGCCTGAGCGTACTAGCATGGGTGTTATTAACTTCATTCGCCAGTATATGCCTTCTAACTGTGATGACTACACTTTGAATACCACTTACAGTGGCAAGGCGTGGCTCGATGCAGCTGGTGGTCGTATCTGGTTGGATAATCTTCTTGAGCAAATCTTCCGCTATGGTGCTAATGAGAAACTGTGCCTTTGTGGATCTGGTTTCTTGCTTGGACTTAATGCTTTGGCATTATCTGGTAATTCACGATTGGAACTTCTGCCTGGTGCTGGAGCCTATGGCATCAAAGTCACTCGTTGGATAACTCCATTTGGTGAGATCTTGCTGAAAACTCATCCTCTATTCAGCTATGATGCTACTACCCGTTATCAGGGAGTAATCCTCGAACCGAAGCAAATCCTCTATCGTTATATAGATGACACAGCCTTCTATGGTGAAGCTAAAGAAGACAAGCAACATCCTGAGGGATATGGTGCTCGTCGTATGGACGGAACGAATGAGGAGTTCTTGACTGAAGCAGGACTTGAGATGGACTTGCCTCAGAAAGGGGCAGTTCTCAACGGCGTTGGCTTGGATAATAGTTTGTAGACCTCCAGCCAGGCCAATACAACTAGGGAGGGGTTCCTCTTCAATTCTATGGGCAAGATAGAATTGGACTCCTTATCCCTCCCTAGATTGTTTTAACCCAAAATGAACTGGAAATAAACTATGAACCTTCGAGAGATTAGAACACAGTTTAGAGACCTATCTGGGCGCTTTGACTTAGTCAATGCAGATGATACAGATAATGGAGCTGACTTCTTCATCAATGAAGGAAGTCGCTGGTTAGATAGATCCCTTAGGTTTAATAAAGATGAAGGATCTTTTCTCTCCATCTTAAATGTTGGAACTTGGTATATTCAGTTTCCAATGGCTCGGGCAGTTAAGAAGGTATTCATAGCTAATTCAGATCAAGATAGTAGACGAAGGGAGTTAGAGAAAGTTGATCTTGCTAGATTGTTGACAAGGTACTTAAACAAACCTCCGGCACAATGGACTAATGGAATTCCAAGACATTATGCTACTTTCTCAGGTCGCTACATTCCAGAGGATACAACTACCAATACAACACTTCAGGCATTCACTACTTATATTGGAGTAGTGCCAATATCAACTTCTGATGTAAACACTATTTTATTATCTGCACCAGTTAGTGAACAGTTGTTAATTGAAATAGTTGGAATGTTCTATTCAATGCAACTGGTTAATGATGCAGATGAAAACTTCTGGACTACAATGTATCCATTAACTTTAGTACAGGCAGCAATTAGACATACTTATATAATGTCTGGAAATAGTGCTATGTTAAAGACTTTAGAATCAGGTATTGATCTACAGTCTATTGAGAAGGATCTAATTGAGCAGGAAATTGCAGGTATTAATCAAATGAGAGGGTAATATGCCTTGGACAAGACAACAGGTAAAGTTCTTATTATCAAAAGGTTCTCCTCTTTCTGGTGGACAGAAGGAGAAGATGAAGGGTGAACTTCATGAAAATCCATCTATGGGACACAAGAAGAAAGGCAATATTCATAAGCACCATTCTTGTAATGATGGAAGCTTTATTGATAAGAGGAGACATCTGTGATTACTGAGGAAGAACGTCAATCTATTATTGATGAAGCTGTAGAGAAAGCTCTCTTGGCATTACCTAATGTAATAGGTAATTTAATCTTGAATCAGATTAGTCTTACTAAATTAATGAGAGAGTTTTACTCTAAAAATCCTGAGCTCTCAACTTCTAAGGATATTGTCTCTGCTATGTTGGAAAAGGTAGAAGGTGAAAATCCAGGAATAGAATATCCTAAGATAATTGATCTTGCTTTACCTTTAATTAGACAGCAGCTTCAAACTATCAACAAAACCTCCTTTACTCCAACTAATAGACCTAATCGAGACTTGTCCCAATTAAAGATCGTTCCAACCCAAAACAATCTTGGAAATGGGGAACTGTAATGCCAACTAGAGGTGATGGAGTATTTACATATGAGATTCCATCAACAGACTTAATTAAAGGTCTAAGGATTAATAAGAATAGTCCTAGAAACTCGAAATTCTTAGCTAAATGCCAAAGTGCAATTGGCTTAGATGGTGGACTACAGGTTCTTCCAGATGAGACTATTAACTTATTAAATACGATAGCAATTACAGATGGCTTTCCATATCCACAGTTATTTGTCTGTGTGAATATGATAGTGGTATGTGGAAAGACTACGATATATGAGTTGGAAGGATCTACTGTGACCCAAGTCTTGACAGGTCTAACTGCTGGCATTCCTTGGTCACTTGTAGATTATTTTGATCTAGCTTATGCAAGTAATGGACAGGTTGTAGCAAAGCGAGATCCACTAACTCGAACCTGGTCTCTTGACTCTACAGGGCTTCCAACTGCTGGAGCGGCTTGTGACTTTAATGGACAATTAGTTATTGGTGCACCTAATGCAAAACTCTCTATAAAAATTCCGGGTCATATGATTCAAGCTGAGTCAATAATAGTTGAAACATTCATAGATGGATCTTATGTCAGTCATTGATTGGAAGAAAGTTATAGGTCCTTGGCCATTTACTCCTCAATTAAGTAAGTGGGGTTATCTAAATAATCCTAGATGGCAACAGAATGGCAGAAATTCTGCTTTAGATAACTATGATGGAAATGAAAGTTCAGAACCACAGATATGGCCAATGCCTGATAAAACAATAGCTTATACTATAGGTGATCAGATTAAGCATTCTGAATGTGGGCATTGGCATACTCCAGTTCCTCCTCTATCTTTTCCTTGGTGGAGTTGTCCAATGAATGCTATTAATGTAGGAAATGGATTAATTTGGTTTTTTACTACAGATGATAAGGTTTCAAATCCTACTATATACATACTTCAGTATAATACTAATAAGCAGTCTTGGACCCTTATTCATTCGGAGGCATATTAAGTGCCAGTAATTACTAATTGTGCAGGCATTTTAGATATGGGTGTCTGTACTAATGGGATTATTAGTGTAGCTGTATTTTATAAAGATGTAGTAGTAGGTGGAAGTACTACAACTACCTTTCGAATACTTACATTTAATACATCAGGTTTAATTAATAGTTGTACTATTACACCTCCAAATCCTAATATTAAACTTTTATCTGCAAGAATAATTGCTATAGATAATAGTGGAAATATTCATGTTTTAGTAGCCACTTTTTCTCTATCTGTTAATTATACTTCTTTATATGACTATGTATCTTCTGATAATGGAGCTTCTTTTAATCCTGTATTAATTTACTCGGCTACACCTAAATTTACTTCTACTAGCCTACCATATAGCTTGGAATTGGGAGTGGATGGTAATCTTTATTTATTGTCAGTTGTAATTACAACAGCTTTAACTTCTCCATATCAACAGCTTCAGCATCAAAATATTCATAAGTATTCAGGTGGAGTTTGGACTTTAGTAAGTACAATATCAGAAGATAACTATACCCCGCCTGGTCCTATACATTATTATACTTATTTAAATGTACTTGGAATAGATCTTTTAAATGGACTATTTATTAGATTATATGCTGATCTTTATATAAATAGTAATTTATATATATCTACATCTTCAGATGGAATTACATGGAATGATAGAACGATTGTAGCAGCTTATGACTATAGTTATACTGTTCAATCAACTTCATTTACTTATGATGGAAGCTATTATTATTTAGCTATAAAAATTGGTTACTTAGATCAATCAATTCTTGAACATACAGATATTTGGAGAAGTAGTGATGGAACTACTTGGACAAAAGTAGCAACAATTTCTAGAGATGGTACAGTAGCACAGAGTGGACCTTGTAATATTAGTTATTATAATGGAATGATTGTATATAGTAGCTATCATTTTGAGAAATTACTATCAGGGAAAACAAATGTCTATATGGTATCTTTTGTATATTCTCTAGATCATGGAGTAACTTGGATACCAGTTCAAACACCATTCTATGATCTATCACCAGCAGGCGGAGTTGCACCTTTTTAGGAGATAAATATGGCAAATCAGGCGGCAATACACTTTAAGTACTTACTTGCAACAAAAGCAGTTAGTTTTGCATCTGATTCATTTAAGATTATTCTTATGGCTAGTGGATTTAACTTTGATAGGAATAATCATAAAGTACATGCAGATGTAGTTGCAAACGAATTGGCTACTAACTATGGCTATACTCAAGATACAAAAACTTTAACTAGTGTAGTGGTTCTTGAAGATGATACAAATGAGGAGTGTTCAGTCAAGTGGGGAAACCCGTCTTGGACTGCTTCAGGTGGATCAATAGGTCCAGCAAATGGAGCTATTATTCTAGATGCAACTATATCTGGGGAAGCTATAGTTGGATTCATAGATTTTGGCCAAGACTTTACACAAGTAGATGGTGGTACTCTAACTATTGCAAATCCAGAAGTTGATCTCATCTAGGAGTCTTAGATGTCTGTAATATTCTTAAATCCACTAATTATTAGTACGAATAGTATTCAGGTAACTTTAGGGATTAAGGGAAAACCTCTAGAGAATATTATAGCTGCTGAGCCAATTCAACTAACATTAAATGTAGTTGGAAAACACGCTCCTGGACAATTTATAGATTATGGTCCCATTGAGATAACATTAGGAATTGACAACGGATATGTTACCTTAGATCATAATCAAAGTAATTGGATCAAGTGGAGTAAGATAGGTCGTATAGACTTTACCATTGATGAGTCTGGTGTTGCAGGTGAGAGACCACTTGATTGGCCAGGAACTGTTTATGAGATTAAAAAACTAGGAAATGATCAATTAGTTATATATGGTACTAATGGGATTTCAATCTTACGTCCATTCAAGTTGGAAGTCAATAAGTCAACTAGCAACTTTGGACTTGAAACTATAAATCGCCAAGGGATAGTTTGTAAGACTGCTATTGTTGGAGATTCAGGAACTCATTATTTTATTGAGAATGGTTCCTTTAAATTATTTAAGTTATCTACCAAAGGTCTTGAACTACTTGATTATTCTGAGTTTTTATCACAGTTGACTAATCCAGTTATGACATTAGACTATCTAACAGGATTGCTTTATATCTGTGATGGGATTCAAGGATTTGTTTACTCTACACTTTTTCAAAGTTTTAGTCAAGGCCCGGCATACTTTACTGGGATGGGGATAGGAGATGGAAAACTTTATGTAACTTCTTCTAGTACAATTAAACCTCAACCATTTGAGATTTGTACTGACATCTATGATTTCAACTCAAGAAAGCCAAAGACTATTCAGTATGTAGAAGTTGGCACTAACTTAATGATGCGCTTGCTAATGCAGATTGATACTCGTCTAAAGAACAATGAAGATTGGAAAACTACACCTTGGAAACTAGTTAATCCAGATGGGACTTGCCGGCTGCCTTGTTATGGAGTTGAGTTTAGATTTAGATTAAAGTCCTTGATTTATGAACAGTTTAAACTTGACTATATTCGAATTACAGGTGCAATGCACGGATTTGATTCACTTAATTCAGTCCAATAGATCGTTTTGGTTTGGAACAAACTATGGTCATTCAACTTCTTCCTAATCAGATTGAACAAGTCTGGGATGTTATTAAGTTTGCATCTAAATCTGTAGACCATGTACCTGAAATAGATGCACCTAAGTATTTTAGAGAATTATTAATCTCTCTTCTCAATGGCAAATCTCAGTGCTTTGTTAGAGTTGATGAACAGAAACAATTACTAGGTTTATGGATTACTAGGATAACTCTAGATGAAATGACCAAGGAGAGATCTCTAGCTATTTCTTGTTTATATTCATTCAAAAGTGTTGATCCAATACAGTGGGAATCTGATCTTAGAGAAGTAAAGAAGTTTGCTTATAGTATGAAATGTAAGAAGTTAATTGCCTATTCAAATAATCCTAGGGTATTTGAGATTGCAAAATCCATAGGATTTACTGAACGATTTAGAAGTCTCTCATTGGAGGTATAAGATGGGAAAGGGATCTACAACTTCAGGAGCAAGTACGACAATGATTAGATATGCTCCTTATATTGAGACTATGCATCAGGCATTTGTTACTAAGCTTCAAGCAGAAGAAAGTGCAGCTGTTGATGCTAGCCCTTATGCAAACTATACAGAATTAGCTTTTGAAAATGCTTTCTTTGGTTCTGGATTTATATTAGATTCATATCCAGCTTTATATGATATGTTTGGGAAGTTCATGGCTGGACTGGATATTGACTCGTTGTTTGATGAGATATTTACAGATACTACAACAGGGCCTATTATTCAGAATATTATTGCTCAAGAGGCAGATCTTTTAGATGATGACATAACTGAGCGTGAACTTCCTCGTTTTGAAACTGGAATGCGGGATATGAATGCAGTTATGAGTTCCTCCTTTGTGACTGGTAGATCATTGATCGAAACTGCAAGACTCAAGGCATTAGCCCGTTTCTCTGCAGATCTTCAAAGGAGTTTGATTCCTGTGGCAACTGAAAGATGGAGAGCCCACTTGGAATGGAATAAAGTAGTTATAACTCAATATGCAGATATTCTTAAATTCTATATTCAATCTAAAGTATCAATAGATACACATAATCTTGATATTGAAGCTAAGAGTGCAGTCTGGCCTTTTACAATTCTTGAATATGAACGAGCGGCAATTGGGACTATGAATCAACCTCAACAGACAAGTAGTACATCTACACAAACACAAAAACAAAGTGGTGGAGTTCTTGGTGGAATACTACAAGGTGTAGGTGCAGCATCTATGTTTTTATAATTAGGAGAATTTATGTCTACAAATATGGCAGGTTTGGATCCTATGGATACGGGGCAGGATTATGATACTGGATTATCTGGAAAGGGTGGTGGGTTCCTTGATAAGTTGAAAGGATTGTTTAGTAACAAGATGTTTGCTCAGTATCTTTCAGCATCAGGAGCTGATATAAGTCAAACAGGTAGTCTTGGAAAGAACTTAAATTCGGCTGTTCAAGGTGATATTTCAAGTCAAAACTATGCTAAGATGATGCAACGTGTACTTTCTGGTCAAATGCCTGGAGTTAATGCATCTGTTGATGATAAAGGATTGTCATTTAAAGTTGCAAGAGAAACTCCTGTTGGTTCTCCTGGTCCAGATCCAGGAACTACAGGTGTACCTATGATAAGTCCTAAGAACACTGGAGGTGGAACACAGATGGATTCACCTATGCCAAACCAAGGACAATTCAACCCTTTTCAACCTGGCCAGCTTAATTTTTCTGCATCTGATCTAGCTGGCCTAACACCTGAGATGATGCAGTCTGTGGTAAATGAGAAGTTGACTATGGAGCAGATGAGACAGAAGTCTTTGAATGATCTTTATGAACATCATAGACAGACAGTCAATGATGCAATGGAGAATGCTCTTAAGGGAATACAGATTGAAAACTATAAATCTGAAGATCAAAGACGACAAGAGGAATCACAAATAGCTTGGTTTAAAGCACAGAAGGAAACAACTCCTGCTGATGAACAGATGTATGAGTATGATAAAGAGAATAATGGATTTAAAGGTTCATTGAAAGAGTGGAAGGAAAAGTCTTCTGCAGATCCAACTGAACAGAGAAATTATGAACTAGCAAAATCTCAAGGTTTTAAAGGAACTTTCTTTGACTATCAGTTGGCTTTAAAGAAGGCTGGGGCTACAAAGATTGATCTTGCAGGTGAAGTAGCAAAAGAGTCTGCAATGGATCAGTTGAAGAAAACTCAATATTTAGGATCAGATAAGTTTGAGAATGATCTTGATAAATATATGAACACGCCTATAATGAGACAGGCAATAAGAGATTCTGTCCCTGTAAAGAATGCTCAAGGAAAACTTACATCAGATGAAGATTATGCTATAGGTGAGGACAAGTTTAAAGCTACTAAACGAAAAGAGTTCATTGAACAGTATATTCAGAATAATAAAGGTGAGATTGTTCATGAACAGATGGCAGGAAAAGATCTTATAGTTATTATTAAGTGGGCAGAAATTAAGGATAAAGAGGGTAAGGTAGTAAGACCAGCTAAGACGGAGCCTTTTACTTATGGCATCTTCGAATAGTGGAATTAGGTCATTAGATGAGTTAACGAGTGAGCAGGAGAAGAAGGCACTACCTAGCATTGATGAGTTGATGAAGGATAAGGAGAAAACTCCTGTTACTATTCCTACTCAAGAAACAATAGGTCCAGCACCAAAGAGTGAACCAACTCTATTGCCATTTCCTAAGTTTTCAGGAAATCAAGGTGATGAGTATATTCATCAGTTTATGAGTACATCTGCACATATTGTAGGTGAATTTCTAACTGGAATAGTAAACTTACCAATTGAAAGATTAGATAAACTAGGAATGAAAATTCCTACTATGAAAAATCCATCTGAAATGCCAACTCGTTCAGGTCTACCTAATGAATCAATTGCAAGAGTTGCTGGTGGAGTCTATGGAGGAGCGCTGGCTGGGCAAATAGCCTCAGTTGGAATAGGGAATATTCTAGATAGTGCATATAGTAAATTTCCTCAAGCTGGCAAGGCAATTATTAATTTATCTAGAGGATTTTTTACTGCTGCGACTTTTGTAGATGGATTAAAGAAGTCTCTTGGGTTCTATAATGCACTAAAAGCTGGTGACAAACAAGGAATGGAGGATTCAGCTACTGGAGTTTTAGTTGATACAGTCTTTGGTGGCTTAATGGCTCATGGATGGCATGAGGATGCAATTAAACTAAAAGCACTTCATGGGCAGATGATTAATGAACGAGTTGCAAGAGCTAGGAATGTTACTCCTCAAGAAGCTAAAGTTGAAAATGCCAAGACTTTGGAGGAAGCTAAGAGTAATATAAGTGAACCAGAACCAGATTTAACACCTTCAGTTGAATTACAAACTCATGTTGATGCCAAGGAAAATTTAGCCGAATCTAAAGCTAAGGTTGAAGAGGTTAAATCCCAACCTATTGTCTATCAAGCTGAACCTAAAATGCCAGATGTTAAAATCACTGGAGCACAGTTTGATGAGATAATGAAGTTAACTGGGAAGGACATAGATGATGTAACTGATCAGGATGCAGAAGATTATTTATCAGGAAAATTAAAACCAGTTGAGAAACCTACTATTCCTGAACAAGTTGAACAACCCGAACCTGACATAGATGAAACTTGGAAGGAAGCTAAGGAGGCATTTGGAGAAAGTGAACCAGGTGTTGTTCCACAAGTTGAAAAGCCTAAGTTTGAAACTCCTATTGAACAACACTATGAAAAGCATGCTGAGGAAATAACTGATTCTGAAGTTACTAAGTTTTACAACTTAGAAGAACCTGTTAAGGATATAGATGTTGAGGTAGGGACTGCTCCTGAGCATAATGTATTACTTAGTGCAAGTGATTCTCCTTATTCTATGGATAAGGATTCAACTGAAAATTCTAGAGCTAATTACTCTCGTTCTAAATCAGTAGCAACTTCTCCTCAGGAATTACTTAATTTAGATCCTACTGGTCCGCAAAAAGATCCTGGTACTACAGTCTGGGCACAAGTAGCTGAAGTCAATGGCTGGTTACATGGAGATGACAAAGTTGACATTGAATCCAAAAGGAACTTTCTTAGTCAACTTGCTGCCAATGCAGAGGCTTATAGGTATCAATTTGCTGGAGGAGAAGATTATCCTCAATCCTTTTATGATTGGAAGGAGAATGTTAGTGATGCTGCTAACTGGGCAAGGAAAGCTGAACGACCAGTAACTCAAGATCAGTTTGCTACTCTTCATGAAGGAGATAAGAAGTTTGTTGAAAAGTATATGAAGAGGTATAGTAAAACATCTGCATATTCTGCAAGGTATCAATTGGAAGCTAAAGGAATTATTAGAAAGCCTACCTCTGAAGAGAAAACAGATCATTTGGGAACAAAACAATCTGAATATGAAAAGGCTTTAGCTGAAGGTAAGATTAAGTTAATGAGGTCTGGAGGACCTGGCACTGAAGAGATAATGAAAGCTCTTTCAACCGCTGCAGATAATGTTATATCTACTTATAATAAAGCTAAAGAAGTTAGTAAACCATCTATAATTGAAATCAAGAATAAAATCAAGAGAAATTTAAACCGCTATGGTATTGATACAGCAAAGAACATAACTGATGAATTCATAAGTCATTATAAAGATCCTGGATTTGAAGTAGTTATGGCTCACGATGCTGCGAGAAATGCATCTTCACTTGCTAGAGTTCAGTTGCAACAAGCTTTTAAAGAAATCTACAATGGATTGAGTAAGAAGGAAGTAGAGGTCATTGATAAGTTAACACGCTCTATGCGAATGATAGCTATTTCCAAATCACCTAAAGGTGCCAAGTTTCATTTCCCTCCTGGATATACACCTCAGGAATCAGAAGCTTATATTGCAACTTTTGAAAACAAAGAGAAGTTAACTCCTATAAAGGCTAAAGAGTTACAACGTAGAGCAGATGCATTCTTCGAATGGGCTAAGCAACCAGTTAAGGATGCCTTAGCTGAAGGATTAATTAGTAAGGAAGAAGCGGATGATTTGCTGCAGTATAATTACCTCAAGACGAAACTTGCTGATTTATATGATAGAGAATCCCCTATTGGAGGAATTGGATCAATCAGACGATCAGTTTATGATTCAGGAGTTGAGCCACTCCAGCTTGGCAAGCAAACTGATATTTATGAACCTTCTTCCAAACTTCTAATGATGGAGCAGTTTGATAGAATGTATGGAAGGGTAATGAACTTCCGTGCAAATAAAGCTTTGCAACAATTTGCTTGGGATAATAAAGGAAATGATTTAGTTAGATCTAAAATCGATTCAAAAGGTGAGGAAACTGAGGAGGTAATTCCACCAGGTTGGAAACCTATTGCAGTTGGAGAGAAAGATAAGTTATATATTTCACCTTTGATGGCAAAAGAGTGGACGAATAACTCAAGAGAAATTAGCTATATGTTAGCTAATATTCTTCGTATAGGTTCAGGAACAGCTATGCTTCGTCCCTTTGCTACTGGATTAGACTGGGGATTTGCACTTGCTAACTTTGGGCGACATTTAGTTCATGCACAATTCTCTTCACGTATTCTTATAAATGGAAAGTGGGAACCTATTTATAATCCAGTTCTACCTATTACTATTGGACAATTAACTAAGAATCTTAATAGTGTAATTCCTGACTTGTTAACTCGATCTGGGCAATATGTAGATTATTTAAAAGAGGGTGCAACACTCAGATCATTGACTGGAGAAGGATTAGATATTTATAGAAGAGGAAGACATATCCCTGATGCTATAGATGGAATAATGGAGTTTGGTGGAAAGCTAGGAAATATGGCTGAGGCTACAGTTAGATTAGCTGTAAGAAATCAAACTATTTCTTTTATAGCTAAGAAACAAGGATTGAGTTTTGCTGAGGCATATAAAGATAAAGGAATTCGACAGATGGGAACATATGCTGCTAATACATATCTTCCTTTTGGACAAGGTGGAGGTGCGATAAAGGCACTTAACAATATGTTTCCTTTTTTAAATGCCTCAGTACAAGCATCTCGTTCAATTATTAGACCTTTCACAGCTAATGCAAAATCCTCTGCTTATTCATTCTTGAGATTGGCACAGTTTGGAATGGTAGCTGTAGGTGCCTGGTATGTAAATAGACTATTAAATCCAAAGACTATGAAGGAGTTGGAAGGTAATTCTGTAACTGAGGGAAATATAGTTATTCCTTTAGGAGATAAATTTGCTACTCAAGTCAATGGACAGACGTGTTATCCATACTTCAAAATTCCGGTTGCTCAATCACTCAGATTTTTTAAAGTTGTATTTGAAGATGCTGCAGCTCTAGCTATTGGCCATAAACAGAAAGATACACAACTATTAGATTCATTGAAGAGATCATCACCTGCTGAAGTTTCACTTATTCCTCCATTTATGGCTGCTCGTGAGGCTTATTTACATAACTATGATGTAAACTCTGGAAAAGATATCATGCCTAAAGAAGGACTTTTCTCTTGGCCAAACTCTGCTGTGGAAATAAAGCACTGGGATCCTCCACCTCAAGCCTTGCAAGATCTAGGTAAATTTACTGGATTATCTCCAGAGAGAATGCGTAGAGCTGGTGGAGATATAGTTACTTCTAATTCCATGTGGTTTAATCTTGCTGGAAAAGGATATGAGTTTGCTTTTGGAGATGCTAATCAGAAGTATAAAAATATGACAATATTTCAGATATTAGCTGATATACCTCTTTCAGATAGATTCTTTGGTATGACTATCCCAATTAGTAAATACTCAAAAGAAATCTCTGAAGAGAAAGAGAAGAGTAATTTAAAGACTTGGATACAAAATCTAGGATTAGATACTGAAGTTGATAAATATCTAAGTGATGTGAATTATGGAAGAGGAAATATTACATCCTATATACATACCTTTAGGGATGTTAAAGTTCAAGACCGTCTATATGATAGAATGCAGTTTGCAATGGAGATGAGAAAACTTGATGATGAGAGATGGTGGGCTAATTTGAGAGGATTACCTGCTGAGGCCCGTGCTGAGTTATATTGGAAGAGGAAGTCTGAATCTAATGATGAAGAACTTGGAAAAATGCGAAGAGAGGAATCTCAAGTTCTTTCCATAGAAAGTTCAAAGTTAAAAGGCAGTATGTTTAATATCTTGACTAATGACTTTTACGATGAACTCTCTAGGGTTAGAAGAGGAATTACTAAATAGTTAGTCTGGTAGATGTTTTCTTTCTGGAAATCTTACTTGAAAATCTTCAAAGTCTTGAAGATGTCCCTTGGCTCTCAATATCTTGTCATCATTAACTTTATTCTTCTCTGCAAGTTCAATCCAATATCTAATAACATCAGTAGATAATGAATCTCTTGCAAATAGACAAAATACTGGCTCATCTTTAGGAATCTTTGCTATTGATTTTTTGCAGCAATCTCTCATTTTATTCTCCTTTATTGTTTGTTAGTTTGTTTTATTCCAAAACGATCTTTGTTTATCTGGATCATTTGTCCAACTCCAGGCTTCATACAGAGGGTTATATACTGCATGGCTTGCATGGTGTTTACAAGTCTATCAAGTCCAAACTTATCCAAATCACCTTCGTAACGCCTAGCAAATTCCCAAAGAGGCATTTCACTTATATTGGTTAAAGCAAAGTATGTTATAGCATCATTCATTACTGAGGAGATATCAGACTTTCCAATACCTTTGAAAATAGTTCCCATTTTAACTTCAACTTCTTCCAAGATAGATGCTGCCCTTTGTATATCATCTTCTTTAATTATCATCTCACATGTATGACTAGCAGTGCAAATCATAGATAAAGCATTGAGATGTCTTCGCCTACGACCATTGTAGCCATCGAATTTCTTATCTTGAAAAGGTGGATTTGCCATCTCTTTAACACACCAATCTGCATAAAAGTTCATGGCACCTTGAGTTGTTCCAAAGTTTCCGCTCATTAGAGAGATTTGACTTAGGTCATTAATTAGCATTTGCTGTAGATTAACTTGTTCCTGTGTGACCGAAGGGAAGATAACAAGTTTTCCACGCTTCTCTTCATTAACAAAGATTATTCTACTAGTGAGTCCTCCACCTATTGCTTCATTAGGAAGTGAACTCTGTAGGTTATCAGGAGTTGTGCCGGCAAGTAGATTAACCCACACTCCAATGATTTCCTCTCTATCACGTTTTATAGTATCATAAGTCCACCTTGATCCACAGTCAAACCAATCACATAAAGCAGCCATTAACTCACTATTATGATAGCCGAGGAATACTGTGAATTCTTTACTAAAGATAGTTAAAGAGGAATGAAAGATTTGTTTATTAGTTTCAAGGTCAATGTCTGTTAGGTTAATATCTTTCATTCGTCTAATAAGGGCCTGAAGAGATGTAGCTTGAGCAGCAACTTTAATATTACTTACTTCTTCAATTATGTCTTGAGCAAAGTCCATTGCAGTACCTTTACCAGTAGCAGATGGACCAACTAGGACGATGTAGAAGTTGGGATAAATAGTTAGTGACATCCCAAGTTCAAATCGACACTTTCGTTGTAAAGCAGAAGCAATAGTGGAGATTGCTGTCCACTTCTTGAATAACAAAGGAGGTTCTGAATTATCTGTGAGCAACATATAGCCATCAATCCAGTCAGGGAGATTTCTCTCATTGTCAACCACTGTAGGAACTCCATATTTAACCTTCTACTTCCTTATACATAACTTCTACATACATAGAATGGCAAACTTTGCATTTAAGGTGATCTTTAGAATCATAGTATAGAACTTGAATACAATGACATTTACTACAAAGACCCTTTAGTACTTCGTGTTTGTCTGATAGTTCCTTATTCTTGTCTAATGCCATTATAAGTTTCCTCTAGCTTTTCAGCTAATAACTCAGGTGTTCCAGGGATATTTTTAGACTTAAATTCCCTAGATGTTTTTGCTTCTTTGTACATATTAAGTCCAATAACCAAGTCAACTGGACAAGGTATTTCTCTATCTCTCCAAACCAAAGGAGTTTCTAAACTCTGCTTAATCATCAAGATCATTTGTGCATGGTCTATGAATGGAATAGAAAGAGGAATCTGAAAGGTTAAGGAGTCATGGATTTGAGCTAATATCTCAACTGGTTTGAACAACTGTTGATTGTAATAGATAAATTCCACTCCTTGCTCATTCATCTTGTCAGCTTCGGTTGACTGAGCCATCTGGACATAGGCTTCACGAAAGGTATCTTCACAGGCTGATTGAGGCGTGTTAATGTTAGTAAATACAGGACCTAGGAATAGTCTAGTACGACCGAATAGATTAGTCACAATCCTATCTTTCTTCAACATAGATTGAATCAAAGCATGGTATCCACCTTTGATTTCAGGATAGCCTTTATGAAGGTCATAGAGAATCTGTTTGGCTTCCCACTCAGGCATTTCATTCTTGAGGGCAAATGTCTTATATTGCACATCAAAGTTTATAGCATGGTTGCCCTTCTTGCCCCAGTATCGTTCAGATTGACGACCATCACCTAATGGAGATGAGCCATCTTTGCCTGAGATGTCTTCATATAACTTGTGATGGATGATGGCAGCAGTCATGGAGTGGAGGTCAATTCCTTCTTCAAATGCTCTAATCTGGCTTGACACTCCTCCAACATATGCAACAACACGGTTTTGAAATTGACTGAGATCAAGAGAATATCCGAGGTATCCTTCATCAAAGAGAAAGAATCTAAGCAAATCGTGTGGCCAGTTCTGTTGGTTACCTCCAGTACCAAAGATAGTTTCACCTGAGGAGAGTCTTCCTGTAGTGGTTCCGACTGGCTTATATGATGATCTGTATCTTCCATCTGGGTCCACCTTTCCTATGTTTAGATAAGTTGAAATTCGCTTTGAGAGACTACGGATGTCTAACATTAACCGAGCTACTTCTGATCCTTTGCATTTTAATCTAAAAATGCGCTTAAGTGCATCTACATTGGTAGTTGATTCATGTGTATCTTTATTTTTATAAGGTTTAATTCTACAGGTCTCATAGAAGTATTTTTTAAGTTGGTCTGGAGAGTTTGGATTAATTGAGTAACCAACTTCCCTTTGGATTTGGAGTATAAGTTCATCTAGTTTAATCTTCTCAGTTTTCTTATACTCTTCCATTCCTTGAACATCAACCCTAATACCCCTCTCACCCATATAAAGTAATGGCTCAATTAGTTTTCTTTGCCTCTCATATGTACCTAAGTTATTTTGCTTCTTGAGGACTTCTAATTGTTTAGGAATAGCTTCTACAGGAGCTATACCATCTAAGCCATTATAGTTCCACCAACTCTCCCAAGTTCCAGCTCCCATCTTCATCCACTGCTTACCATCAGCTTTATAATAAGGTATATCAGTATACTGATTAGTAACAAAATCAAGACCAGCGGGAAAATCAGGGAAAGAAATCTTCTGGGCAATCTGTGTACAATGTATAGGTCCACGAGGTAGAATACCATACTTCCTAAAGTAAAACTGTAAATCAAAGATAAAATTAGCATTGACTTTAGAGATTCTCTCATTTTCTAGTATCCTCGCAATTCCAAGCATGATTTGAAGTTCTTGTTGTTCAGTAAAGTAATCTCCCTTAGCCCATCGAAGTGGAATGCACATTGAGTTTTGATAGCTCCAGCCAATAGAGAAGCAATCAATCTCGCCATTTATAACTTCAATGTCAGTACAGAGAGTTTGGCCTCTTAGGCCACATTCAAAGGCGTAGTTCAAAGTCATTATTGCTTCTTCGAATGTAGGTCTGATGTGAATGTATCTAGGAATTTTCCTTATATCAGGATACTCTGATTCGGCTTTAGCTCTTTGTAGATCTTCACAAATTAAAGGTTTGTTGAGATAAGCTCCATGTAATACAGAGGACGGATGATATGAAGGAAGAACTTTCATGCCTGGAACTAGAGTTGAATCAATCACAGAACCACGCCATTTAGTTATTCCCATTCTTCCTGTTAATGCAATTAAAGGAATGTTACCAAAAGCGATTACACAATTAGGTTTTAACTTTCTTAATTCTTCACCTAATTCTTGGATGTAAGTCATACCTTCAGAGTGGATTTGAAACTTGGATTTCTTTAGATCGAGATAGATATAATGAGCTAAAGGTGCATCTAAGTCCTTAATAACATTAGTTATATAACAAGAGTTACGTGCAATCTTGCACATTGCTAGACATTCATCTAATAATTGTCCTGCAGGACCGATGAAACCACGAGGAGGACGACCTTTGATCTCTTGAACTCCGGGCTGCTCACCTACAAAAGCAAGTTTGGCTTCAGGTAGACCATTAGGAGGAACAAAGGTATTTCTCATTCATCACCTATACAAATCCAAGAAATACCTATAAAATATTTTCTTTTGATAAAAATTCCTATCATTCTCCAAGCTAACTTTTGTCCTCGATATGTAAATTTATCTCCAAGTAGTATTCTCATCTTAACCTCCAGATCGTTTTAAACCAAAACGATCTATTATACTATTTAGTTGATGATATAATATATGTACCAAGAAAGAATAGTCCCGAGATTATAAAAAATACTATAAACCAAAGTGCTATACACATCCAAGAATCTAAACAGTCTTTCATACTATAACTCCTTTATTTTGTTTAAAGTGGCATCTAACTAGAAATGAATCTTTATAAGCTTTAGAGAGTTCAAATCCAGTTCCAGACATTCCTAGTTCTTGAGAAGCTAGAAGACCAACTCCTGATCCTAAAAATGGAATTAGAACTCTTGATCCAGGAAATGCAAATGTAGAGTAAATCTCCCTCATTAAAGGAAGTGGTCTTTCAGTTGGATGAATCTTCTGGCTGGCCGGCACAGGTGGACAATGAAACTCGTTACCACGTCCAGCTTTATTTAACACAGGTTGTCCCTTCCAAGCATAGAAAAACATCTCATATGTATTAGATAGACGAATCTGTGGATTCATATTTTGTCCTGATGTGCCTTTACTCCAGATTCCGCACATTCTAGATGTTTCAAATCCAGCTCGGCAAATTTCTCTATATACAAGTTCAAACCATGGCTCAGGGGCAAACCAGAAGATTAACCAACTATGTTTGACCATGACTCGGTAGGTCTGTGAAAGGAGTTTTTGAAGGAATGAAGGATAGTCAGATTTATCTATTTCGTTGTAGTTGTTTAATGTATACTGTGATTCTCCGTCTTTTTTCTTCTGTAGAGTTAAGTCTATGCCATAAGGAGGATCAATTTCAACTAAATGGAAGACTCCATCTGGAATGTCATTTAGTCCAATTAAACAATCTTTGATAATAAAAGAGTCTGCTAATTTACTTAAAGGTGTATTAGATTGCTTTTTAACTATTTGTTGTGCTAGCATTTCCTTTGTAGCTTCGACTGACACCCTCTTGATTAATTTAGTAGCATCTTCAATGGTTTTACAGTTGGTGAATAACTGAGGGAATTGTTCTCTTAGTTCTGCTCTCTTAATTGATTGAGAGATAACAGGTTTAGATGAACCACCTAGCATTTCCGCTGTATTGTCAAGAGACCATCCTTTATTTCCTGGACCTGGCCTCTTTATTCCACGGGCATCTTGCATCATTCTATGGATTTCTAAGGTGAGCTTATCCATCTCAAAATATTCCATGTCTTTTCGAAAGAAATTCTCAGACTTTTCAATAACCTTACGAAGATAAGGAGTAAGTTTCTCAGCTTCAAATACTCTTGCAGGAATACTTGATTGAGTTCCATTATGTCTTTTTATAATAGTGAATCGTCTCTCTCCTGCTAACAAAGAGTAGGTTCCATCTTTATTATCCTCTACTGCAATTGGAGATATAAGTCCAACTTCTTTCATATTAGCTTCAGTTTCAGTTAGATCACCCATAACTTCACGAGCCCTATCTGGTGATATCATTACTTCTCCAATAGGAATCATTGCTACCCTTCCAACATCTATCACTTTATACCTCCAAGTTTAGCTAAAAGTTTAGCTGCAAGTTCTGGACTAATTTCTGGCATTGGTAGTTGTTTGATCTTCTTTACTGCTGAAGTACGTGGTTTTCTAGGTGATTCCTTAACTGTGTTTCTAGATAGACGAATTTGCCTAATTCGTTCAAGAGATTCATCTATATCCATGTCAGTGATAGATTTATGACCTAAGTCATCAAGGTTAGCCATTTACCAACCTCCAATTATAACATTAGGATATAATACCTTGATATAAACTCTAGGTTTAGTTGCCTCATAGCATACATCAATAGCTAATAGGTCATTATCTTTATCACAATAGACTGGTAAATCTCTATCATATAGAGATAGCAAGTCCATTAATTCTCTTACTGTTAATGTCTTAGCCATTGATTTTCTTAGCTCCTTCCTCTGCTTTCTTTACATGAGGTAAGACCTGACGCGGTTTTAGGGTTCCACTAACTAAAATTCCTAAAGCTACATTTCCCTCTTCTTCAATTAAGTCTAGAATATCATCTAGAATTACAGAGAAGATCTTTCTTCTAATTCCATAAGATCCTAGTAACTTATCTGCACGAGCTTTCTGCTCTTTTGTTATCTCAAATGAGAATCTAATTATATAGTCATCTGAGACTCTTTTTGGTGTAAGTTTGTTGGTCATCTTTTCCTTCACTTAATAAAATCAAATCTTCTAATTTTGATAGAAGAATTTTTAATTATGAAGTTTGTATACTCATCATACATATCAGTGAGATCAACAACAACTTCGATAATGCCAGCATTAATTAAAGTTGAAAAACACTTGTTACAAGGGATAACTGTATTCATATACAAAGTTGTATTCACTGTAGAAACACCATTCCTAGCAGCATTTGAGATGCAATTTTCCTCTGAATGCTGTGCAGTACATAACTCCATGTGAGAACCTGATTTATAACCAAGAACTTTTCTGGGACAGATTTTAGATATTGAGTCATAGTCTTGTGAAGGTCCAGAGGTTATTAGATTGTTAAGCACTGGATCTTTTATTATTCTCTCATATCCACAGTGGGGAATACCTCTAGCTGGACCATTAAAACCTGTAGATACGATAGATTTATCACGTACTAAAATTGCTCCAATCTGACGAGATAGACAGGGTGATTTAGTTGAGATAGCACTACAGATAGTGTGGAAGTAAAGGTCCCATTTCATTTAGTTCTCCTTTACTAATGCTTCAAGAAGAATACAGTAGTTTATTATATCAGTAATTTTCTCTTCCCATAACAAGAGATTAGTAACCTCTCCTAACTCACTTGCTTTCTCAACTAACATTGCTATAGATACAAAGTGTTTAGCTATCATCCCAAGTAGGGCTTGAGTAGGTGAAATATCTTGTAATGCTGCAGCGCGTTTGAAGTTTTCAAGTCGATCTTCTTTTCCAGAATATTCTTTACTCTTTTTAAAAAGAACTAAATGTACTCTCTTTATGATATTAGAGACTATAACATTAAACTCTCCATTAGTCATTTCAAACTCCTTTATTGAATTAGATTGTTTTGGATCAAAACGAACTGGGCTGGTCTGACCTCCCGCAAAGTCTTCCCACTTACGTCCTAGTGTGGTATAGGAACCCAGTTTGAAAATGTTTAGAAAGGTTCTTCTTTCTTTACCGCATAAGGATCTGCCAAACTCGTGGTTTTCTTAGAAGGTCCCTCAGGTCCATGGACAAACTTCTTTATCGTATTCTTGTCTCCATACTGAGGATCTTTCTTGATTCCAAGAATAGCAAATCCAGTTCTGCCAATCAAGTTGTCTTCCCAACTGAATGGCTTGGAAAGATCAACCTTAAATGCCTCAGCAAATTCCTTGAAGGAATATAGATTTCGCTGTTGTTGCTTAGGATCTATATTCTTGAGTTTTGCATCTACAAGATCCCAGAAGAATGTATTGAAATCCTTCACCATTGGATCTGAGGGAACATCAAAGACTGGTGAATGATAGATGCAGTTACTGTTCTTTTCAGAAGTTCCTGAATTAACTGCGATTATCCGAACTTCTATCTGAGTATTATCAGGTAGAGTCCTTGGCTCAGGTGCGTTTTTAATTTCATCTTCCAAACTTGAATAGTCGACTAAAGACATACTCTCTCCTTTTATTTGTTTAGTACTTCCCTTTGAAAGTTATTGCCGCATTAGCTAACATTCGAGCATCAATGATAGCATTGAGTGCTCTTGTTCTAGTAGGTGATGGAGGGACAACATTAACTACAGTTTTAAAAGCTTTTGCTAAAGAATCTCTTATCTCATTACTTGAGTCAATTTGTTCTACCTCCCAAGGATAGTAAGTAAAGATCTCACTTACTATTTCTTTAGTTATTTCAGTTAGTTGTGTATAGTCCATTACGTCTCCTTTGTGATAGATGATTCCTTGTTTTCTTCCTCTTTGTTCATTGAAAGTTTTGGTTTGTCCTCTATGGAAAGCCCTATCTTTTTCAAAAGTGCTTTAATATCAGCAGGTTCTTCATCAGATAGTTTTCCATTACCTTTGAGTCGAGAACGAGCTTGAAACTTTCCTTGAGCTTGGATTAACATAGTTCGTTGGCCACTTAAATCCTCCTTTCCTTGTAGAACATACATCTCATCGAATAGCAAAGGGATTGTAATCTCTGCTTTTCCAATAGTCATGAAACGATACTCTACATTTTTTCGTTCTATACCAGTCTTTGGATCAATAGAGAGTAATTCTTCATTTTTCTCCAGATGACCTGTTAGAATAAAATCACAAGGGAGTGACATTAACTTACGAATATAAGTTTCCATCTCAGCCCTAACTGGTTTGTAGTCTTGATTCCATTTAGGAGCTTTACCCTGTGTTCCACTAATGATTTGTTGAGCATTCATTGCTGCAGCCATCCACATAGTGGAGGAATCAAGGGCGTAGGTACCTATGTGGTTGAAGTAACCTACTTGAAGTCGAATGTCAATAGACTGTTTCCACATAGCAAAGGCTTTAGGCGAGAGAGGATCTTCACTTTCAAAGCGTGTATCACAGATTATGTCACCAGTTTTAATCCAGTCAAGTAGACACTTAGTCCCACCGGGATCGAAAGAGTCAATGTGAACTGGGCGCCGGCAACTTCGTAACAAGAAAGTTTTACCAGAACCAGAAGGTCCATAGATTAAAGCACTAAAGCGTTTTTGTAGACGATCTTGGGCATAGTAATCTGTTACCCTTTTTAGTTCATCTTTGTAGTTGTAGGACACTAGAACCTCCCAATTAAGTCTTTATGTACTGAGGCTGGTTTAGTACTAGGGTCCCACCAATTAACATGGAATCCTATTGGTGGCTGACTACATTGCCTTAGTGGATTTGGCCAAGAACAACAATAGTCATAATATGCACATTGGCGATTATAGGCAAAGCAAGACTTTGGATTACACCTAAATGCCGCCAAAGTTGAATCTCCGTCATCACAGTGGAAGAGACGATCCATATCTCGTTCAATGTCAGCTATTAAATCATTAACTGTCCATAACCAAGTGTTCATTTGTTCTACTGATTTGTAAGCTTGGATGCGCCGCAGAGTTGAGTAATACCCTGCTGGGCGTTTAGCTGATCCGCGAGACAAGAAGCCAAATCCAACTCCATCAAATTCAACTCCGAGCACTCTCTCTACAGGAAACATACAGTAGAGACAATGACTGTATGTACCATTCTGGATTGACAACTGAAATTTATTAGTCCAGGAATCATAGACTATATTACTTTCCTTTGTAGTTTTATGATCCCAGCTTTTAATCAATCCATCTGAGATCTGTTCAATGATGGAGTCCATTCTATAATACATGGAGTACTTAGTACTAACTGGAACTTTTCCAGAGATTTCAGTAAACTTCACTCCATCTTGTTCATATACCTTGTTTTCAACTAAGTCAAATTTGTAAGTTCGAGCAAAGTTGTGAAGTGCTGAGAGGACTCCTGCTGGATTTTTAGGTGTATATAGAGAGTCAGTTTCTTGGTTATATTCCTTCCTATAATGCTGTTCAAACCTAGCATATGCAGGAAAGATGTCATCATAGCCAAAGAGTAACTGATGCTCGCGGGCAAGGTGCCAACACTCGCCGAAGTACAAGTCATGGTTTGGCAAGTCAGATCTCCAACCTAGGACTTGTTCAAAGAAGAACATCCTTAGGCATTGAAGATATTGATCTAGTTTTGAACTATCATAAATAGACCAAGTAGGTTGAGTTGGAAGATTAAACTTCATCCCTTATTATCCTTTCTATCTCCTTTAGCAAATCCTCTAGGAAGACAATACGAGCTACCATTCCATTTACTTCATCTACAGTTAATAAAGATTCTAATTCATGTGGTGTATTAGTTTCCCTAAATATTGGGATCTTTTCTTCATAGAAACCATAAATAGGCATTAATTCCTCCTTGTTATTCTTTCATTAATAGAAAGAAATCCCTAAGTTCTGCTGTTAGTCGCAAAATCCGCTGATTCATTTCTATGCAGTGGTTAGTATTTATATCTTGGCCTTCTTTAGGAAGGTATTTTAACCTATTTATCTCCCTAAGAGAATCAAGGCGCCAGTTGTCTAGAGTTCGTTTAGTCACCAAAGATTAAGCTCCTTTCTATATACCTACCATCTTTCCATAGAAGTAAATTCAATCTATGGTGTTTAGCTACAAATATTGCAGTTGCTACAATATTCATTACATTCAATGAACAGGAAACAATAAAGTCTTCAGGCTTTGAATCTTTGATTAAAAGTTCAAATTGCCTAGCCATGTTATTCGTCTCATAGCGGCCCATAGGACCTTCAGATAGATAGATAACTTCTCCATATTGCTTAGCTGCTGTAAAGTCATGAAAGCTTTTATTGACAATAAATACCTTTATCATTTTCTACCCTTTCTAATAGCATCTATCATATTATCTGATTGTGTACCTAAAATAGATGCTTTGGGTTTACACAAGATGGATTATCACACTTATGAAGAACTTTTAGTTTTCCATTAAAGTCTCCATAAGTTAGTGCATAAGATAGTCTATGAGCTCCTATATTTTGTCCTTTTATTCCATCTATTCTAAATGCACCATATCCATTAGGATATCTACTTCCCTTCCATATCCAACAACTATTAGGTTCTAGAATTATTACTTTTTTCCAAAACCTCTTACTTACATTTCCTCTTGGTCTCCCTTTTCTAGGCATAGTAGATTAAAATGTCCTTTTTTTCATAACTTATTCCTCTCTTGGAGTATATAAAGATGGATGAGATTCTAGAATTACCTCTATCATCTCAAAAATATCATCAATTTCATTCTTACCTAGCCATAACAACATGTCAGATGCATCTTGAAGAGACAAATCAGTAAGAAATATTCTAAGTTTTTCAATCATGACTTATTCCTTCTATGGTAATTCCTTAGTAGGTTCTATTCCACTTCCTACTCTCTCTTCATTGCTTCTATTTGGTCAAAGATGGTTTTCGGTGCTGTAGATGTAACTACGTCAGGCCGTCTATCTTTTAACTCTGAGCCTTCAGCATTAGGTAAAGGAATAGATGATTTGGCCAGATCGTTTAATTTCAAAACGAACTGTCCACCACTTACAGGAAGTGGATTTGGAGTTGGATTGAACTGGACTGGTGTAGATGGACAAATATGCTGTGGAATAATGTCTACAATTTGTCCATATTTAGGTAAAGCAACTCTTTTAATTTCCAGTTCAGTTCCACATTCTGCACATCGCACGAATTTCATTCTGTCTCCTTACCTTAATTTTTTCCAAGAAGTTTATAAAGTCGTTTGTAATTCTTATCTTCTCTTGTATTTAAATCACGTTATGTTAGTTTGTGATTTATAGGATTAATATTAAATCCAAAGACTTCTAACCTTTTATAGACATTCATAGTTCTTCCTCTTCAATCCTCACCTTGCACATTTCCCAAGGTTTGGCATTAGGATTGAGTCCAATGACTGTGCATTTCAAGATCATGTCAAGAGTTAGAAATCCAGCTATTTCAGCACTATATTGTTTAGGTAAGTAACCTAGCATAGTTACTTTGGAATCTTCGTTGACAAGGATTATCTTTGTAGCATTAGGATCAAATTTGTTCTCAGGATCAGGTTCGAGATCAAGTTCTTGGCCAACTTCTATTTTCCTAATACAGGACATAAGCCCTGGATTTTGGAACTGTACACCAGCAATAAAGAATTCTCTAGGTGTCATTTTGGTCTCCCTTATTTAGATAACCCATTGTAGGTTCATAGTTGATTTTTTTGAGATAGTTATTGATATGATAGTCTCTAACTCTTATATTAGTTCTATCAAATCCAACTATCCAATACATGATCTTATGATAAAGATATTTCATTTCACTGTGCTCCTTTCTTTTTCCTTAAGAACATGAGTAGTCATTTAAGTCCTCTTATACATGGATATAGGTGATGCATATACTGTATCTGAATAATACCACCTAAAATGAATCCTAAAGTAAAGATCATAATGCAAATACTCACTACATCTCTAAGACTATATTTATTCATGTCCTCACCTTAACTTCTACAAAAACAGGAAATCTTGGTACATGATTAGCTGACGAAATATGCTGATATTTTACAATAGCTGTTTCACCGATAATAATGTTCCTTGCTTCCCATATCTGTTTTCTTCTCTCAGTAGTAAAACCTGTTCCGACGTTAAAGATATTTCCATCGCCACTTTTGCAAGTGAGTGATCCGAGAGTATCTTTCGGAGTTCCTCCAGAGTCAATTTCTTCTTGGAATCCAATGATTTCATACTCATCCTGTTGTTTAGGTTTGAATTTCATAACTTTGGTTGATCTTTTACGTTCATAGTAACCGTCTATATTTCGTACTATGATTCCTTCATAGCCTTGATTAATTATCTTGTCATATGCTTGAAGGATATCATCTAGATTATTACAAAGGTAAAATGGCGCTACTACAATCCAAGGAGATAAATTTCTAAACTCTTCAATAACTAGAGTTCGTGCAAGTTGAGGTTGATTAGTTATAATATCAAAGAGGTGGAATTGAATCTTAGTATGATCAGGATGGAGGTTAACTGTTCGACTTGTTATAGATGTAATCTGCTCAAATGACATACCGTGGCAGTATAACTCTCCATCCAGTTCTACTCGTTTCAAAGGATCTGGAAAGGTTCTTTCTATTATGTTATTAAGGTGGGGTACAGAAAAGATTGGATTTTCTTCACTTGATAAAAGGAGAAATTTAGAAGTTCCTTCAATTGGAAGTGCTCGACAACGAACTCCATCGTATTTAGGCTGGACTATATATGGAGGTTTCCATTTGGATAGACGTTTTTCTTCAAATGGATAACACTTCATTATGTTCTTCCATCTTTGCCATTGGTTAGTCATCTTCATCTTCCATTCTTGCTTTATATCCAGCCTCAAAACAAGTAAACCAAGGCATCCAATCTTCTGGATATTGTAAATCTATTCCCTCTTCATTACAGTACTCAATGAACTTCTCCCAAGCATCATTTGAGACTGATGTATTTTCAGGCTTTTTTGATTTAGTCATTATTTCCTTCTTCTAGGAATATATAGGAGTTCATAATCTCCTGAAGCATCTGCTTCTCCTGTTGTACATGAGAAACACATATCAGTGTCAGCATATCTCCATTTGTCTTCTTCTTTACATACTATACATTTTCCTCTGATTGAAGCTCTTCTCTTCCATTCAGCTAAAGTAGTATTGTCTTTATCTTTAGCCTCTGAATCTAAAGTACTTTGAATACAGATATGTGAACCACCTATTTGAATACATACTTCATTTTTATTAATCTCATAAGCTTGTTCTGGAGTAAGATAATCTGCAAAGTTATTCATTCTCTCTCCTTTCAAGCCACTTCTGGACTTTCTCAGGAGAACCCCAACAGATGGAGGGCAACTCAACATAACAATATCTTACAATCTCATGAATTGCTAATGTGTTTTCTTCATCTGCACATAATACTGTTTCTTTGAGATTATTTTCTAAAACAGCTTTGAGGAAACTACCTGTGGGAACCCGTTGATTTACATAGCGGGATAATCCGTCTATTACTGACCGTTTAATGGTCATTGCTTTTTCTCCTATCATTCGTTATGCTTCAGAGGGAGAGGAATCTCCCCTCCCTCCTTTTATGTTAAGCTGCTTTAGGTAGCTTGACAGTTATAGTTTTCCACAATTTAACTGCGGAAATCTAAACATAACGCTGTTTTAATCAGTTAGCTTTTTCATCTTACGTTAGCAGATCGTTTTAATCCAAAACGAACTTTATTTTAAACAAAGACCGAAGGATGCTTGGTGATAACCACTGGAGTGATAGACCAAGCACCCTCCCTCCTCCCACATGAGAGAAGATCAATGTCTTAGCTTGCAGCCCTCTCTTGCAGACGAGCAAGCATTGCCGCTTTTTCCTCTGCAGAAGCAGAAGCAAACTTAGCGAAAAACGCTTGTTCAGGATCAACTGCAATTCCTGCCTGAGAAATGCCCATCTTTGCACTGCCAAGTCGAGCTTGCATGGCTTCCTGAGTTTCACCTTTCTTCAATCCTGATCTCATATTGGATTGAAGTGTGATTCGCCAGTTGGCAAAGGCATTTGTGCCGACTGCTTTTTCTCCTACATGTTCGACCAGTTCTTCCAATGCCTCTTCGGCATCGGCTTCAAAATCCGGATAGTCGACTAGAATAGTTGCTGAAGCCTCAGGTTTCCCTTCCTTCTCATTTGCGGGTACTGTTGCACTAATTTCTACCTTTTTCATTTATTTCTCCTTAATTGTTGTAAGTTGACATTGAAACAAGTTACTCGTTAGATTTTTCTTCTTCCTCTTTTTTACTCTCTTTATAGTGGTTTTGAAGAGATTTAATGACTTTTTCTTTCTCTTCTGGAGATGCAGATTTAAACATTTCTAGAAGTTTCAAATCATCTTCATCTAGTTCTCTCATATTCCTCCTTAAGTTAATTAGTTATTCAATACAATCTGTTAAACTTAATAAAACAGGATCACCATCCTCTCCATCAAGAAGTGGATTTGTAACATATTCACTTAATTCTGTTACATCTCCGTCTCCATGACATACTGCAATGTCAGCATCAGGTGGACATTTAGTTAGGGCATCTATTAATTCCTTAACTTTCATGTAGTTCTCCTTTTTATTGAAGTTTAAATTCCATAATGACATTTTTCATTATGGCATAAGATTTAATAGTTGTCAATACATATTTTGTGGAATTTGATAAAGTTTATAATTTTACCTATTCATTCCACAAAAGTATTATCTTGGCACTTTTGACATAGACCAGAGATTTGATATTCCCTTATTGATAACTTATCTTTGAATGTGCCAATAGATTGTTTGCACCAAGTACAAATTTCCTGCTTGGCAGCATCTTGTCTACTGATACCAGATAATGATGTTAATAGGTCATCAATCTCTTTACTTTTTTTAGTTGGCATTGCCTATCTCCTCTTCATGTTGGCTTCGATTAAAGTCCTCTTCAACTCATTTATTAACTTCTTTGTGCTAAGAAGAGTCATCTGTATATTTCTCTTCTCATGGATACTTTCTATTGATGCTAGATGAAGTTTAGGCATGGAAGTCATAGCATTAGTAATGCTGATTCCAATTTCATCTATCAACTTCCATACATTCTTTGGTTTTTCGCTCGTCATTTCTCACCTCCAAATTTTGCTATCAATCTCTGTACTTGTTCAGGACTGAGTCTATCCATAAGTTGATTAGAAGACTCTTCCTTTTCTATTTCAGAAACCATCTTCCTCTTCTTCTCTACTACATCAGGATGTTCAATCTTCTTCATTCGTCCATCTATAAGTGCCAGTTTATGATCCAACTGTTCGTAAATAATCTTTGCCATTCCATGCTGGAGCTTAACTTCATTGAGTAGATCTTGTAATCCTTTCAATGATGAAGATATTTTTGACAGTACCTGCCAAGCTAGATTTCTATCTTGTTTGAGTTTATCTATCTGTTCCTGAAGAGTTTCTTCCATAACTTCCTCCATTAAAAGATCATTTCCCACACTTTAATCCCAAACTCACTATATACCTCAGCACACTTCCAACAAAGGAAATGTTCCATCCCTTGAGCATAAAATAAGTGCGTTGGATCTCCACTACATTTGCCACGCTTGCACATAATACACTCACAATGTTTACCTTTGAACATTGTTAACTTCTTTTTGTTATAAAGAATCGTTGGATAAACTTTATTTTCAATCATAATTATATTGTACCACAACTAACCCAATTTGTCAAGCACTATTTCATTTCATCTATAAAATTCCAGATCGTTTTGATCCAAAATGAACTATTCATCAACAATCCTTCCAGTCTTCTTTAACCACTCTAAATCTACAGGTTGATTGAGATTTTCTATAATCTTCTTATCTCTCTCCTTTATTATCTCCTCTATTTCCTCCAAACTCTTTCCTGTAATCCCTGGAATACTTCCAAAGGTTTCGTTTCCTCTTTTATTCTTACTCATGGCTTTCCTCTTTCTTTATTGAACTCATAAATGCTCCAAGTTTCTCATCATATGATTTTTGATTAGCTACTTCTCCTTCTACTACAAGTGCCTGTCTCTTCTTAGCTAAATATCTAGCATTCATCTCATCTACTTTCTTCTTATCTTCAGGTGACATAGCTGAATACCTCTCTTCGTATTCCTCTTTACTAATAGTAGGATCTGTAATCTTTGCTATATCTTCCTCACTCAACTGAATATGAGAGTCTTGTCTAATTCCTCCATGTTCCTGTCTTTCAAGTTCTTTATAAACTCTAATTGCTTCCTCAGTTATTTGTGATAGTGAGCTTCTCCCTGCTGGCACTGTGGCTGTAGCTACAACTCTCTGTCTCTGCAATCTATCACCTAACTCTTGTCTTTCACCTGTTAATATCTGATTATGTAGTACATTCTTCTCTCCTCTTCCTCCTCTATTCAAATTCACCTTAAATCTCATCATTAATAGAGTTCTAGCTTCTGCAGTATCATCTACTAATTCCACTTCTCCTTTATCCACTAAGAACTCCATCAATAACTCCAATGGCTTCCTGGCCACATCACTCATTGTCATAGGATAAACTCCGTTCTTCTCCATCCACCTAACTAAAGTGGCTAGTACTCTACTATCCACCCATGTCTGTGTTAACACATCACCTTTATATGTTAGTGGTTTCAAGTAACTTCTTCCATCTGTGCTATCTTCTATCATTTGCCAACTCCTTTTTGTTGTAGTTGTACTACAATATTATTTTATTGTGTTAGTGCTACTCCCCTGATGCGTTTCCATGTATTACATAATATGTACTGTTACTCCACAATTCCATTACCTCCTACCAGTATATATTATATAATATATATATTATTATATGGAGCAGCACTGCAGCACTAACGACACTAAAAGTCTAACATAATACAATTGTATTTATGTTATTATCATATTAACACACCTACATCTCAGTTGTCAATGTGAAATTTAACATATTTATTCCAGTATAACAAAAAAAAAGGAGGGCATATACTATCACCCTCCTATGTTAAATCAGATTGTATTGGATCAAAACGATCTATGCTAAACCATACTTTTCTTTCAACTCGGCAATCTTAGCTTGGCGAGCCTCAGGAGTCATTGCATCCAGACGAGCACCAAATGCTTGTTCAGGATCTATTTGAATCCTACTCGGCGCCTTGAACTGGATTGTGACATTCTGGTTATTAACCAGATCATTAAACTTTTTCCTTGCACTGGATTGATAGGCGATGATGATTGAACTCATTGCTTTCTCGATTAGATCATCTACTGTCCCGCCGGCAAAGTCAACTGTAACATGAACTGTCTTTGACACAGTTTCATCCCTATCCTGTCGGACCTTACAAGCTTTGGTACGTTTTACGCCATCCAACTTCGTTGTTAGATCTATCATGGTAAACTCCTTTTTCATTTCCTGTTATTGGTTTAACTCAATTCACGAAAACATTGTAACACAACCTTGATGTGATGTCAAGTGTTATTCTACTTTTTGTTAATGATGAATCCTGGAATCTCCATAAGCCATGATTCAACATGAATGACAAGGATACATTCATCCTCACCATTCTTATCCTCACCATGAATCTCAACATCATACATACCATTCTCACCATTTCGTATAACCATTGTCCTGTGCATATACGCTCCATGTAATTGTGTTGGCGTTATTGCCTCACATTCGCCCATTGTATCACACATCGAACGAATGTCAAGTGAATAATAACATTTGGTCACATGGTCAAGGCCGATGGGGGTAATTCATTATAGATGCGCGCGGGTTAGCTCTCTCACACTTTGATCCAAAATCTAAAACAATATGTTTTAATGTAACATTTAGTGTTAAGCAAATGAGATTGTTTTGAACCAATACAATCTGTGGGCCAAATGAGTGGATTTTATAGATGAACAAATGCATCAAAAATTACCTTGACATTTCTTATATAGAACCATTATGATATACATGATAGGAGAATTATGTCATGGCAGCAGAATTAAATCAGTTACCATACTTCCTACCTGTACAAAGAGAGGAAGACAAGAGGTTTAATGAAGTAGAAGAACCTCGCTCACATGAGATTAAGAAGCTCTGGCAACTTCATCATGAGATCATTAATCTACATGTGTTAGGAGTGAAACATGCTACCATTGCTAGTATACTTGGAGTTACGCCTCAGACGGTTTCTAACTGTGTTAACTCCCAGGTTTCTCAAGAGAAGATTCAAGAGCTTAGGGAAATCCGAGATGGGCAAACCAAAGAACGATTAATCCAGATTAAACTCCTAACTGACCAAGCCCTCAAGACATACTTTGAGATACTTGCAAATGAGAATGCGACCATAGAGCAGAAAACTAAGGTAGCTGATACAGTTGCACTTGAACTATCAGGTCTTAGAGTTCCAACTAAACTTCAGTCTGTTGGAGTTGTTCTAACTGGTGAGGAATTAGCTGAGATTAAAGCTAGAGGCTTTGCAGCTATGAAAGCCAACGGTACGATTATAGATGTTGAACCTATAAAGGAATAAATGAACATTCAGCAGATTAAACAAACTTACGGTAGCTTGATTGGATCAGCTGCCTTAAAGTGGAAAATTAGGCCTGAAGTAATAGGTGGTATCATCATGCATGAGTCTAGTGGCATTGCTACTGCAATTGGAGTAGATGGTACTGACCATGGCCTTATGCAGATTAATAATGTCTCATGGCCGGCATTCTTTGTTAATCCAGATGATTGGAAAGACCCTTCTAAAAATATAAATACAGGATGTGCTGTTCTTAATTCTAAGAGAAAAGATGTAGTTGCTGAATGCGAGAAATTTGAGGTTACGGCAACTGAAGAGCAAATAGAAAGATGTATGATTGCAGCTTATAATTGCGGAGCTGACCACACCGTCCACTGTCTGCGGCACGGCCTCGATATCGACACTTTTACAGCTAATAAGAATTATAGTGCGATAGTTTTGAAATTTGCATCTGAGTATCTCAGTACATAAGGGAATTTATGAAAGATCTTATTGCAGTTCATTTTGATGAATTGCTTCTGTTCGTCGTGCTCATCTTAGCTTCTATCCTTTATTTGATCAGGCCAGAAACAAAAGATGTTTTGCTTGGACCTGTTGCGGCTGCGCTATTCATGGCTCTTCGTGGTAAAATGACTGGAAATGGAAATCAATCCCCAAAAGTATAAAGGAGAACAGTATGAATCTTATGTCTTTACTTCTTTCAATTGTCTCTAATCTTCCTAGGACAATCCTAGATGTTGAGACTTTATTTGGAGCTAAAACTGGAGAGATTAAATTGGCTGCGGTTGTAGATGTGGCATCTAATACGGCGGTAGTTGCTGGTGTAGATCCTACTATAGTTCAGACTGTGGTAGCAGCAACAACCTCAATTACTAATAGTATTGTCTCAGTACTGAATTCGGCTGGAGTTTTTAAGCATTCAAATCCTGCTCCAGTAGAATAGGGGAAACTCATGCAGGTAGCTTATTTCTTGAATCCTCAGAATTTTAACCCTACTGGACAGGCTGACTTCACTGCTCAGGGACGTAGTCCAGATATAGGTGAGATTATATTTTTCAAGTTAAATGACCTTGTAACTAAGTATAAGGTTGAAGGGAAGTTCAACATGCTGATAGCAGGCTATACTGGTGCTCAGATTATGGTCTCTGTTGATTGCGTTCTTCTCATTCCAACAAGTTAGTTTTGGATCAAAACGATCTTAAATTACTAAGAGTTATAAATGGCCACTGGAATAATAATAAGTTGTCCTCCTTCTCCTGAACGGACTCATATTCCGATCTTTATTGATTCTGATTCAGGTTCAGGTGAGGACCCTCTTATTATTCCTGGTCCTCCAGGTTTAGCAGGAGAAAGTGGAATATCTGCATATTTCTCACAACCATTTACTAATCAGACTTCAGTAACGGTAACTCACAACTTTGGCGTATTCCCTGTTGTTCAGATTTTAGATGACTCAAATGAAGTTCTAATTCCACAGTCTATAGTTAATAACTCTATCAATGATCTAACTGTTACTTTTAATGTTTCTACAAGTGGAACTATAATCCTAACGGTTGGTAGTTCTGCCGTTCCAGGACCTGTAGGTCCACAAGGTATACCTGGAGTTGGAACTCAGGGATTACCAGGACCTGTTATCATCCTTGAGTCAGAACTTCCAGAGGATTCTATTATTCCAGGTCCTCAAGGTCTGACAGGTGTAGGAATACAAGGAATTCCCGGACAAGTTATATTATTAGAACCAGATCTACCTGATGATCCTATAATGATTCCTGGGCCTCAAGGTCCTGCAGGAAATATAAGTGGGGCTGGTAGTGGCTATCTTGGTTCGACGAATGATACTTTAGTGGTTCAAGTTGGAAGTGTCACTTTCACCACACAGGCTGGTTTGCCCTTGTTGCCTGGAAACAGAATTAGGCTAACATGGATCGATGCTTGGATGTACTATCCAATTATTGCTTGGATGGAGGGAGCCATCACTGCATATTCAGGTACCTCCATGACGGTTAATGTTGATTTGATAGGAGAAGCCGGGTCATACTCTGTTTGGAATATAAGCTTAGCTGGTCAACCTGGGATTCAAGGAGAAAGAGGTCCAGTGCTTTATATAGAACCAGATACTCCTGAAGATCCAATTATTATCCCTGGTATGAATGGAGGGCAAGGTTCTAATGGATCTACAATTCTTCTTGAGCCAGATCAACCTGAAGACCCACCTATAATTCCAGGTCCACAAGGAATCCAGGGCACGTCTGGACCTGGGACTGGCTTATATCTTGATGGCTATACCTGTATTACTAAACCAGCCGATCAGGATGTTACTAATAATGGAACTCCTCAAGATGACACAGATTTTCAATTCGCTGTCATAGCAAATCATCGTTACGATGTTCTTCTTCACCTGATCTATGCAGAAAACAACTCATCGGTAGGATACGCATTCGACTTCACGGTTTCAGCCGGAACCATGTACGGAGCTGGCACAGGAACAACTGGAGTAGGAAGCATATTCAGATGTGAGGGTGGAACGTCTACAACCACTATACAGATAAATCCTGGGACGGGTGAACTGACAGCCATCTGTGGGAATTTGATCCGTTTTTCCTTTATCCCAAGCAATAATTGTACGTTTAAATTTCAATTTTGTAACTACACCCCAGTGACTGGCCGAATTTCTCGGACATGCAAGAATTCTAAACTTTACTATGCTGATGTTACATAACAACTTAGTAATTTAAGATATTTTCAAGAAAGGAATATATGGCAGCGAATAAAACAATTAGATTTGGACCATTGGCTTTAACTAATTCACTAACAACTAACATAATCAATCCTAATGTAACCTCACTTGCAGGTCCAATTGGGTTTACTCTAACCCAACCTTATCTTATCATAAAGCATATTCGGATAGTTAACAAAACTGCTGGGGCAGTAACATTTTCACTATGGATTGGTGGAACTGGGACCAATGCAGCTGGAGCCGAGTTCATAGGAATTGGATTATCAGTTGCAGCTAACAGTGCTTATGACTGGTATGGACTAGTTAGATTAGATTCTACTGACTTCTTAGTTGGTGGTGCCAGTGCGAATACCTCTTTATCACTTGAAGGTGAAGGCGAAGTCGGAATCTCATAATGAGAGTTGATGATCCTACTATTCTTAAGATTGCTAATCTCACTCAGGATGGGTTTGTAAAGACGTCTGGAGGAGATGGGACTCTTTCTATTTCTGATTTTTCAGGTGGGAGACAATTACTTCAAGGTTATAAATTCTACCATGTGCGCACTGATGGTAATGATAGCAATGATGGATCTGAAGATGATCCTTCTCATGCTTTTCTTACTATTCAACAAGCAGTTGATGTTGCAACTAATACACTGGATGGTGCTGGATGGGCAGTTATCATTAATATTGCTGATGGAACTTATACTGCTGGAGCAACGGTTCTTGACACGCCAGGTCTGGTTTTTTTACTTTTTGAAGGAAATTGGCAGCGTCCATCTAATGTTCTAATCCAAACTGACACGACTGCACTCTTTTTCAGGACAAATCGGGCAGTAACTACTCTAGATGGATTTAAAATAGAATCAGCCAACGGGGATGGTGTTGATATTGATGGTGGTGGAGAAGTAAACCTGACGGATCTTGACTGGGGAGCTTGTCCCAATGGTGCTCATGTCTATGTCCACAATAGTGGTTTTGCCCTGCAATATGCTAACTGGAATATAAGTGGATCTGCTCAGCGGCATATACGGGCTGAAGATGGAGGAGTATTCAAACCTTGTGAATATTCGTGGTGGAGCTATGGCCCTATGAGTGCTTCTTACGTGACCACTCTAAGCAGCACTCCTAATTTCAGCATAGCTTTTGCCGATGCAAGGACTGGAGGAGAGATCCGATTTTTAGCCTCTGGAGGTGGCAATGATGTTCCTGGAGGCTATATCTCATTTTCCGGATCTGCGACTGGCAAGAGATTCATTGTCCAGTCAAATAGCCATATTGATACTGGCGGCCAAGCTCTAGATTGGCTTCCTGGGGACATAGCAGGAGAACTTGATGGGACTGGCACGTATGATGAGACTGTAAGTGCGAGTCTGATTGGGTCAACTACTGCAATGCCTCCATTTCTTATGTTGGAACCTGATCTTCCAGAGGATCCTATCATAATTCCTGGATCTAAAGGAGCTACAGGTGCAGCAGGCACAGGAGGTCGGACTCAATTATCAGGAATTACTACCTATTATGTCGCTACAACAGGAAGCGATAGCAACAATGGAAGCTCAGGTTCTCCATGGCTGACTATTCAACACGCTTTAACAGTTGCGGCTGCATTGGACTTGAACGGGTATACACTTACGATCTCAGTTGTGGATGGCACCTATGCAACACCGATTCTCGTTCCACAATTCTTCACTAATGGGACTGTTAATGTAATTGGAAACACTACCACTCCGGCAAATTGCATCATCAATTGCAGTACTGGGCACTGCATTTATGGAACAGGATTTCAGATTGCCCTTATAAGCTTTAAAGGCTTCACCACTATATCCTCTGGCGGATATTGGCACATCATTGCTGATTCTGGATGTCACCTTGAATTTTATAATTGGGTATTCGGTTCGTCTGGAGCAGGTGGGCAGATTTTCGTTGCTCGCTTTGGCCAGGTTTACTTGAGAACCAACTATGCCATTACGGGCTCAGGTTACACTCACTACTACTGTGATGGAGCGGAAGGAATTATCTATTGTGTGGGTTTCACGATTACTGTAACTGGAACTCCAGCGTTCACCTGCTTTGCTATGAATAATGGCGGCAACTGGAATCTTTCAAGTAACACATACTCAGGGGCTGCGACCGGCCAACGATATCAGGTGACTCAGAATGGAGTTACGAATTGTGGTGGAAGTGCAACATATTTTCCAGGAAATAGTTCGGGAGCGACTTCAACTGGCGGTCAATATTTGTAGGAGATTTATGGGTCCAGCAGAAATATGGCCGATGATAGCAGGTGGAGCTGCTGTAGTTTTTGGAGCCGGACAGGTAGTTGAAAAGGTCCGCAATGGCAAATATATAAACAAGGAATACTGTGGACTCATGCATGCCAACCTATCTGAAAACATGAAGAGCATGAAAAAAGACATTGCAAGAATAGTTCGTTGGATAGACAATGTTCCTGAACCAAAGGATGATGAATGAAAACTCTAATCATATCTCTTTCTCCTTATAATGCTAAGGGCATGGACACTTGGCATGATCATGGTGCTGGACTTTGCTACACAAGTGCTAAAGCCAAAGGCTGTGATGTTGAGTTCTTAGATATGAGAACTCTAAGGAATGGACAGGAGTTGATTGAACGAGTTGAAAAGGCCGATCTGATTGGACTTAGTATAAAGTCCTCCTATTGGCCAATTGCAGACTCCATTATTAGCTTAGCAAAGCAGCTTAAGAAACAAGTTATTGTTGGTGGCTATCATGTTACAGCTTGTCAAACTGAATTAGAACAAGATGATCGCATAGACTATATCTTCCAAGGTGAATCTGAGATAACATTTCCTAAATTACTTCAAGATGGTTTTGGATCAAAACGATCTTTCGTTGGAGAGAAGGTACATGATCTAGACTTCTTACCTTGGATAGATCGTAATATCTTCTCTTCGACAATAGAGGATTGTTCTAACTGGTGGTATGGTGGTCAGAGGCGACGGATGCTATCTGTAATTGCTGCTCGTGGATGTCCCTTCCAGTGTACTTTCTGTCAACCCCTTGAAAATAATCACTTCGGTAAAAAGCTCCGTCGCCGCTCAGTTAATATGCTGATAGATGAAATGCTCTGGTTAAAGAAACAGTTTAATCCTGACTGTTTCATGATTCATGATGATACCTTTTTCCTTCAAGATAAATGGTTAGAGGAATTTGCTTCTAAATATGAACAAGTTAATTTACCTTTCTGGGCATCAGCCAGAGCGGATGGAATATGCAGAAATCCAAAGTTATTCAAGAAACTTGTAAGCGTTGGCTGGGAGCTTGTTTCGGTTGGTTTCGAAAGTGGTTCACAGAGAATGCTAGATATAATGAAGAAAGGTACAAAAGTATCAGAGAATCTCGAGGCTGGAAAGATCATTAAAGAATCAGGGGCTCACATCTATGCCAATTACATATTAGGTCTTCCTTGGGAGCATAAAGAAGATATACAACTAACTGCTAGAATGATTGATGAGATTGATGCTGAAATGGTCTGCTACTCTTACTTTGCTCCTTATCCAGGATGTGAACTTGGAGAGGAATGTATTAAGAATGGATGGTCACTACTTGGCAAAAACACTTATGATCGCTATGCTGATGGAAAGAAAGTTAAGTATGTAGACTATCCTTATCTTAAAATGGTTGTAGGAGGTTATAGAGAGGTTAGACCTCCTCTTGCTGTAGATATAATTATTCCTACTTATGAAAATGAAGAGTTAACTCTAAACTGCTTAAATTCAATTAAGGATCATACAGACCATAATATATATAGAGTTATCCTAGTTGATAATGGATCTAAGAACACAGTCAATATAGAAGCCTTTCTTTCAACAATGCCTAGCATTTTTCTTAAACTTCCTATCAATGAAGGATTTGTCAAAGCAGTTAATGCCGGCCTTAAGATCTCTACAGCTCCAGCAATATGTCTTTTAAACAATGATACTGTAGTAACTACAAATTGGTTAGAGAAATTACTAACTACTTTGTACTCTAAAGATGACATTGGAGTTGTTGGCCCAATGACTATGTTTACTAGGATGAACTATGACTCTCAACACTGTCTATCACTTCATAGCACTCTTCTTCCTCCTCATGCCTGCTGGTGGAATTTAGAGAAAGTAAACTCTGAATTAGCCACTAGACATACTGGTGAAGTGATGGAACTACAATTTGTTGCATTCCTCTGTGCAATTATAAAAAGAGAAGTATATAATAAAGTGGTTAAGTCCAATCCAAGGTACAAAAATGGACTTGATGAAAACTTTAAAATGGGTCTATGGGATGACGTAGATTGGTGTACAACTGCTAATAAACTTGGATTTAAAACAGTTTTGTCTCTTGATACTTGTATTTATCATAAGGGACGTTCAACTTTTAATTTACTAGAGAATACAGAGAATTTAGATGTAACCACATTACTAAAAATTAATCGAGAATATCTTGATCTTCATCAGAGTATAGAACCTCATAATCAATATAGAGGTTTACAAAACAAGACCTTCATGAGGATGTTATGAAAGTAGCTATGAAGAATGGATAGAGAAAGCAGATAGAGGAAGATGTGATACTGGACAGATACGTGATCGTTCTATGATTAATGAATTAGATGCTAACTGTACTGAGAACTTAAATAAATAACAGATCGTTTTGGAATAAAACTATCTATGCTTGATCCACAGATTAAAGATATCCTAATTGGCTGCTCAACTTCAACGAAGGTGGTCTCAAAGACCTTCTTTCCTGAACGATTTAATCTTCCATTTGCTGCTAAGATCCATGATCCTATATTTAATCTTATTGATGACCCAGATCAGAAAGTAGCTATAGCCGCTCCTCGTGGATATGGAAAGACTTCTATTGTAGCTTTATCTCTAATTACTCGAGTAATCTTATTTCAACTCTATGATTTTGTTATCTACATAAACAAGAGCCATGATGCTGCTTCTTTACAAACCGAGAACTTGAGGCGTGAACTTGTTACAAATAGATTCATCAAAGGTCTCTTTGGACCACTTAAACCCCAAGATGCTTCTAAGTCTGACTTCGATGAGACTTTTTCTAAGAAAGCCTGGGTTGCTTATAATACTCTCGTTTGGCCAAGAGGTGCAGGGCAACAAGTACGAGGAGTTCTCTTTAAAAACTCTCGTCCAGGTCTCATTGTCATAGATGATCTTGAAGATCCTGAGTTAATCGAAAATAAGGAGTATCGTGATAAACTCCACCAATGGCTCTATGCAGACGTCATCAAGGCCGTTCCTCGCATTGGTCCGGCCTCTAAGACTTGGAAGATTATCTACATTGACACACTCAAGCACGAAGACTCTGTTATTCAACGATTATTGGATTCTCCAGATTGGAAATCTATACGTCTTGAGGCATGCGATGATAATTTTAAGTCTAATGCACCTGAATTTGTCAGCGATGAGGATATTAGAATTGAGTGGCAGAAACATGTTGATGCTGGGCAAACAGATGTCTTTTTTAGAGAGTTACGCAATCTACCGATCTCAACAAAAGATTCAGCCTTTCAACAACAGTATTTTAAATACTACAATGTCCCACTTGAGCGTCCATTTAAGGAAGGTCGTGACTTACGCAAAACAGATGCTGAACTCCAAGCTAATCATGAAATTGAGACTGTTGTTATAGTTGATCCGGCCAAGACTGTTAAAATGGACTCAGCAGAATCTGCAGTTGTTGGCATTGGTCTTGATATGAAGAATGCTAGACTATTCTTTCGAGATATGGAATCAAAACGAGTTATGCCAGATGAACTATACAACATGGCCTTTGGCATGGCAATTCGTTTAAATGCTAAAGTAATAGGTGTGGAAACAACTGGACTTGAAGAGTTTATCAAACAACCTTTCAAAAATGAGATGTTTCATCGAGGACAGTTTTTTGAACTAGTTTGGCTCACAGCACGTGGTGGATCTAATGATGAAAGAGGAAAGGTTCTGAGGATTCGTGGACTCATACCATACTATAGACTTGGTTATATCTACCACAATGCTTCTTGTCCTGATATCTCTAAGTTGGAACAGCAACTTCTTAAATTTCCTAGGGCAAAACTCTGGGACTTGATGGATGCTGCAGCTTATGTTATTGAGATGTTAGAAATTGGTGAGCGATACTTTTCACTAATGATGACCAATCCTGATGATTTAGATAATCCAGAAAGTGAATTCAAAGATCTTGATTATGAAGTTCCTATGAAGGATTGGAGAACAGCTTAGTGATTATAGAAATTAATTAAGAAAGAGTGATCTATGCCTTATGTAATGAAGGGTGAACCTGACTATAATTACTCTCCAGATTATACTCCTCTGGATCAGGATCTAGGATATGATTATCCAGGTGGACTTGATCTTAGGCCTACATCTGAATTTCATAACAAGATTAGAACTGAGATATGGTTTCGAGCTTTGGAGGCAAGGAGGGAAATATCTAAGCGGTTTAATCACTGGAGAGATATAGATAAGACTCTTACTGTATATGTTAGACCAGATGAAGAAGATAAGGATATAGATGAAGATCATCCTGGGACTATAGTATTTCCTTATACCTATGCAGAACTTGAAGGAATTCTAACTTATCTTTGTGGATCATTTCTATTTCAAGATCCTATATTCCAATATGAAGGTATTGATAACTCAGATACCATTGGAGCTATGTTACTTGAACTTGTTATTAAGATGCATACTATTCGTAATAAAGTTCCATTGAACCTTCATACAATGTTTAGGGATTCATTGGCTTATGGAGTAGGCCCGGTAATTCCAAGTTGGGAGAAACACTATGGAATGCGATCTGTGAAGAAACTCTCTGCTTCACAGGGTCCTGACGGAATTCAACAGATGCGTCAATCTGAAATGGTTCCTGATTTGCTATTTGAAGGAAATTCACTTCATAACATAGATCCTTACATGTGGCTACCAGATCCTTCCGTCTCAAGTGCTAATATTCAAAGAGGTGAATTCCAGGGATGGGTAGATAGGACTGAAAACTACATGAATCTCCTTACTCATGAAAGTGAACCTGAATCAGACTATTTCAATATCAAGTATTTGAAAAACAAGCAGGACAAAAGATCTGTATTGGCATTGGATCAAAGTGATCGTAAGGTAAGGGATGGTGGTCCAACTGATTTGCACCGAACTATGACCAACATAGTACATCCAGTTGATGTAATTAAGATGTACATTAAACTTATTCCAAATGAGTGGAAGTTATCTCCTAAAGAAACTCCTGAAATTTGGTACTTTGAATTAGCCTCAGATGATGTAATCATTCAGTGTAGAAAAGCAGAACACAATCATGGAAAGTTTCCAGTTGCAGTTTCTAGTCCTGAGTTTGATGGCTATAATATTGCACCTATTGGACGCTTAGAAGTTTTATATGGTCTACAGCATACATTAGATTTCCTTTTCAACTCTCATATAAAGAATGTTCGTAAAGCTATTAATGACATGATAGTTGTTGATCCATTCTTGATTAATATTGAAGATCTTCGAGATCCTAAACCAGGGAAAATTATAAGGACACGTCGTCCTGCTTGGGGTCATGGAGTTAAAGATGCAATTATGCAACTCCAAGTTAATGACATAACAAGAGCAAATATTCAAGACTCGGCTTACATAACTGGTTGGATGGATAGAATGGGTGGAGTTGATTCAGCCGGATCTGGGATATTAAGGAGTGGTGGTCCTGAGCGCTTAACCAAGGCTGAATTCCAGGGTACTCAAGGTTCTTCAATGTCTAGGATGCAGCGCCTAGCACAGATTATTAGTTGGCAAGCAATGCAAGATATAGGCCTTTTCTTTGCAATGCACACTCAGGAATTCCAATCTAGAGAAACCTTTGTTAAAATAACTGGAAAATACGAACAGCAATTATCTAAGATCTTTGGTGAAGGTCAGGCAAATCAAAGTGATTATAATATCCAGAATGGTAAGGCACGAGTTGATCCCTTTGACTTGGCAATAGATTATAATGTCCTAACTCGTGATGGATCTATTCCAGGTGCTGGATTCTCAGAAGAATTCTGGACTAAAATGTTTAGTGAGATAGTAGCAGTTCCAGAGTTAATGCAACAGTTTGATATAACTCGAATCTTTATGTATATGGCTCAGGAGTCTGGAGCTAAGAATGTTGAAGACTTTGTTCGTGTACAGAAAATGCCTAATCAGAATGTAATGTCTGAAGTGCAGAAAGGTAACTTGGTTCCTGCTCAAGGCCAAGACCTAGGGAGATTCTCTTTATGAAAAATATAAGAAAACGAACTGGTGTTTTGCGTAGAGGTATTCATCTTAATAAGGAGCAAAGAAATTGGCAAACTAATAATGCTAACCTTCATTTGGATATAGATAATTTATTAGACTCATTAATTGAAATAGATCATCAAGCATCTCATATTTTTAGAGAATTATTTGAATCTCAATTTATTGAATGCTTAA